CAACGATCCATAAATCGTTAGGAAACATATGGACTTACCTCCTATAAAAAAGTATATTAATATATTAATATAATTATTTTGATGCATCAAATTTAGGCACTTTGAGCAAAATAATTATAATAATGTCAGATGACCTCTGACACGTCCAAGCTAGAAAAAACCTATTATTCTTCCGAATCTTCGGCTACTAATATATTGGCGTGATAGAAGTCATCTAAATCTTTTTTCTTACTTACTAGAATTACAATCTTTGTCGTTAATACAAATGGAACATAATCCACAGAGTGGATTGTATCTCTAATTATATTATACTGCTTCTCAATCTCTATATACATTTCATAGAAAGAAACTTTGTCATGATGTCTATAATAGGTTGCCATAACTATTTCTATATTATGGGTAGTACTAAGAATCGAGCTTTCTAATAAATGAAGCACAGTGTATTTGTCTATATGATAATCTTCTTTTCTAATAGAAGACTCCATATCAAAAGAGTTGGAATTGTTATTATTAGAAGAATTATCCTTATGAGGAGTTTCCTCTTCTTTATCATCTTTTACTTCTTTGCCCCGAAATAACCCGAACACATTAAATGCTCGGGTAACAAGGTTGAATAAAGAATTTACTGATAAAATTTGCATAATAAAATCCATCCCTATTACACTGAGAATGAATGGAGTTAATGCCACCAATCTTTTAGAATATAATGATATAAATGGATTAATCATTATAGAAAGAATCGTAGAAGTTGAGATGACAATAACAGATTCTACAAATGCCTTTTTAAAAGGTCTCTGAGTATTTCTTCTCAAAACAAGTTCTTTTAATGTAAAACCGATAGTAGAAAATAAGAAACAGATTACGAATTCAGTGATTGTAATTTCTAGAAAGAGTTCATTATCAAGATACTCCATAATTACATCTATGAGTCCTCCGTTTCTTGTTAAGAGAGAATTAAGATATATTTATGAATGATAGTAGTAAAGAAAAATAATTAGTCTGTATATTAAGACCTATTAGATCTTTCAAATTAGTCTTTAACCGATATTCTAAATTCATACAATATATCAGATTATTTAGTCCCTGTATTAGGGTCAAATGTTTTTCTAGTATTAGTTTGTTCAGTAATTTGATCACCGAGATCGACATATGATCCAACAGGACTATTATACTTACTATTGATGAATTTGTTAGTAGTTTGAACAGCTGCCCCAACAGCCCCTGTATAAGTAGCAAATACTGGATACCCTCCCCAATCTATATTATTAACTAATAGATAGAGTGAACCAATTATAAATGTTAGATAGCCTAAAAAGGCTATTAAGCGGGTCAATGAAAATGTCCCACTTTCATAAAACAACTGTTTAAATAAGCCTTCGTTTTGTTCAGCCAATAGATAAAAACCTCCTTTACTTAGACTTTAATTAAATGTTTTTAAAGCCCATGAGAGCACTTCTGCTTACATTTTAATAATATCATTTTTATTATTAAAAGTAAAGGATTTTTTCGATGGAATATCTCATGCCCAGTATTATTGCCATTGTATTAACTCTTCTTATTTTGGTATTCTCTTTCTTCATTACAAAGATGAGAAATTCTCATCGTGATGAAATATCTAATGAGATTATGAATCTATTAGGAAATATAAATGATTCTAATACCGATATACATAATCAATTTGTTAGAACTAAAAAGAGAGCTGCCAAATTAAGCGAAATCACTAAAGAGGTAGTTGATATAAAACAAGACATAAAAAGAATAGAAAATGATATAGAAGATATCAATAAATCTATTGAAGATCTTAAGCATAAAATAAACAAAAGAAGAGGATAGGCGATTAAAACGCCTATCCCAAACATTTTGTTAATATGACTAAATTCGCTTATATATGAAGGAGATAATATAACTTATGAGCAAAATGAAGATTACTCCTGTCGCATATGATAATGAGAGTACTTATAGAGAAGATATGATATCGGATACTGTCTTTACAGCTAGTACTCCGTTTTTAATTATCTCTAGTCAGCCAATCCCTAAAGATACAAATATGTATTTTGAATTTGAGATTACTGATTATAAAGAGAATCCCTTATTCAGACACCTGCCTTTATATGTAGGTATTCATAAAGAACCATCATCTGGTATATTTGCTACAGACTTTAGTTTAGGTAGTATTTATTATACTAGAAGACAAGATTTTGAAACCTATGAGCAATATAATAAATCTGCTTATAGTGCTCATTATAAAGTACCAACAACTAAATCTAGGATCCCTATTAAAGGAACAATTATTGGTGTTGGCGTGAATGCTTCTAGAAACCAGATTACAATATATTCCGATGGCAAACCATTCTATTCATTTAGACCAAGAGAATTCAATCTAAACGAAGATGGAGAATTCTATTTTGCTGTAGCATCCAAAGTCTATGCTGATATTACTGGCAATATCAACTTTGGTACTTATCCTATGAAGTATAGACCAGAAGGATATTGGGATATGAACCAATATTACGTTGATAGATATATTATGATGAAAGACTTAGTAGGTTCTATCAACTATTCTACTGGTAATGATGAAGTAGATTCTTATTATGCTAATAGAAGACCTATTGGCTATGATTTCAATTCTAAAGTAGATATCAATAATATCTATGCACCACTTACAAATCCTCATTTAAGAGATACTTATATCCAACCAAATCTAGGACCTTCTCAATTATATGATCCTAATAACAATGATGCATTTGTTATAGACTCAGAACATCAAAATCCTGTAGATCATGCTTTCTTACCTTATCCTATTCCTACAGATCAAAAGATCTATTTTGAATTACAATGTAAAGAAGCACCTTTAGATCCAGGATATATTGGTGTACCATTGACTGTTGGTATTACTAAGGTAAAAGATACTACAGATTATATGGGTAAAAAAGAAATAGGGAATAAATCATTTTCTATTGATTTATGGCATAAGAGATACCAATACCATTATGCTAACGTTCAATTAGGAGATAAGGAAATTCATTATCCTATTAGAACTGTTTATAATCCTATTCCTCCTATGCAACCAGATATAATTGGTATTATGCTTGATCTTAAAGAACAAACTATATCTGTTTATACAAATCATAAGTTATTTATGAAAGCAGATTTAAATGAGTACTTAGGATATCCTGATGATACTAGAACCTTCATATCTACTGAGAAAGATCAAATATTCTTTAACTCTAAAGATGAAGTATATCACTTATTTATCAAAGCTGTTCCAGATGCATTTACAGGCAATGGATATGTAATAGGAAACTTTGGAGAACCAGACAATCCTAATTTACGATATGCTGGATTATACGATAATATAGATGTAATGACTTATTGGTATTACTATAACTATGGTATTAGATATCTAGCTAGCGGTGATATGAATTGCATCATTACTACACTCCCTTACAATATCAGTGTAGCTAAAACATTCTCTGGTATGGTATATGTAAAATCCAAATATGATGGAAATGATTTAGATTTCTCTCCTGGCTTGAATATGATGTATGGTACCTATAATATCGTTACTGATAGTGAAGAAAAAGCAAATGTACCAGATCTAAATCCATTTGAATTCCATGAATTGATCTATGGCCATAGATACACAGAAGACCCATATAGGTATGATAAAGATCTTATTATATTTGGATCTGTTAATATGAAACTTAAAGATCCATTACATAGATTTATTAATGGTAAAATGAAATTCAAAGAAAACTGGCTTAATGATGGTAATGGTGTAGATCTTCTCACTGGTAAGAATATGGTAGTTAAGAAACTAACTCCTAAAAATATGCCAGAAATTAATGGTGATTTTTATTATATAAATAAATATACTATTAATATCAAACAAAGCGATTATCAAAGAATTACAGTTACCCATAAAGGTAAAGATTATACGGATAGCCTCGAAATAACAGCTGGTGATTCTATTGAAGTAAAAATAGAGCCTCTTAATGTTGAAGATAATAATGGTGCATTTATATTCTATAATGTTGGTGAGTTGTCATATAAAGGTGGTACTCCTAATAATAGTATGACGATATCTGCAACTCCTGCAACTTTGAATAAAATGGTTGTAGGATTTATACCATTAAATGCTCCTTGGTCTCCTGATAGTGGTGAACGTCTATATGACTTACATCCACAACAACCAGTAGCCTCTATAAGAAGAAAGAAAATCACATTCCCTAAAAACGTTAATAAAGTTAGAGTATATTTTGCTCATCATTATTGGGGTGATGAAAGAGGAAGACTAAGGAATGCTAGTAATGGGATAAATCAATTACCTAAAGTTTCTATTGATTTTGATTTCTTCAATAAAATGAATTATGATTTAAGAAACGATCCAAGCACATCTGTTGGCCAAATTAGTAATCATTGGGGAGGTGGCACAGGTTCAGCATTAAATGTAGCTGGTTTACACTATAAAGTTGATAAAAATACAGTTGGTCATTTTGCTGCTGATGATCTTGTAATCTTGGGGCTTGGTCTTACAGATACCGAATACCATAATTGGTTCAATACCGATTACCTATCATGGGGTACTATGCCTATTAATACATTTAAAGTAGAAAGAGGCTGGTATGATATTCCATATACTACAATTGGTATCACTCCTGGAAAGTTATACGATTTGATTTGTTTCTGTACTATGTACAAATCAAGAACATATGGATTCTATATTTATTATGGCCCAGAAGTTACAGAAGAGCCTAAATATTATAATTTATAAAATCATTGGAGTAAGGGATAATCCCTTACTCCATATCTTTGTGTTTGTTATAATTCATCCATAGCTCTAGAGCCAACAATTACTAGAGGGAAACTCATATTAGCATTAGAGTTTACTGCTCTACCATTTCTTTGGTCAATTCTCATATCATCTAATAAGAATTCACCAGGTCTTTGAATACCAGGTACTGATTGACCAGTTTGTACATTTACAACGTCAAAATACTTTGTTCCTGTAGCTTGATTATAAATAACCACTGTTTGAATATTAGGATCTTTTTCAGAAATCATCTTTCTTTGAACAGGAGTTAGATTACCAATATAATCATTAAAGGATTGATCTTCTCCACCTGCTGGAATGATATTAGGAGTAGCTGGAACGATATCACTCATACTAACAGTAGTAGGAGCTACACCAGAACCAACACTAGCAGTTTCTATTACATTGCCAGAAAGATTTACACCTGTATTGATAGATTGAGGTGCTAATGCTTGACCTACAGTAGGTAAACCATATCTAGGAGCATTAAGTAATGCATAGTATGCATCTGTAATAACTTTATCAGAATTTTCATCTTTAACGTCTTTGAGTTGTTGTTCTCTCTTAAGAACAAGATCGTTAATTTTATTACGAGTAGAGTTAAGTTCTCTAACAGCAGCAATCTTAGTATTTAAGATAGTTACTTGAGTATTCATAAAGTTAGACATATGTTGAAGACGCATCTTACCACCATACGTTCTATTAGTACGGAAATGATTTAATTCATCTTCGATATTGTTATAAATCATTTCTGTTTGTGCAATAGTACCATATAAGAGCTTGCTATTATCAGCATAACCTTTTTCAAACTCTTTTACTACAGAATTCTTACCAGAAGATTTCTTTTTACCATCATCATCAAAATTTGTATAAGTAATTACACTAGATCCATCTTTTGGAGGACGTCCAGGACCTCTACGTTTAGAGATCTTTTGATCTGTAGAGTCGATAATCTCAGCCTCTACAACTTTGCTTTCATCTATAACATTATTAGAACTAAATCCATACGTTCTATCATCTGTATCATGTTCGTCTTCAATAGTAACGAACTTTACTATTTCTTTAGCCATAAGAATTTCAACTCCTTATATTTTCTATTACTATGGGAAAGTATTTACTAAGCTGTTATTTACTTTAAAATCTCTATTCAGTTGTATACTATAATTGTGTATAATATTAAGTTGACTTCTTGATAATCATTATGATAATTATCGGGAGAAATAATAAATGAAAATAATATATTTATCAACAATAACTGCTTTGAATGCAGTTGGGTTAATGATAACAAACGATATTCAAATAGCTGGAACCCTGGCTATTATCCTAATAACATCAATAGGATTGATATTCATTGATAGTTTAGATACCTTAAAACAATACCATACTATGAAAGCATCTGAAAAGGTATATAAACTAGGAGTTATAACAACTTATATTATACAAAGTATCGTATTTCTATATATGGTATATAGAGTATTAGAGGTTTATTATTAAGGAGTGTAGAGAATGAAAGAAAGAAGTACTATTAGTGTATTATGGGAAAACTACTCAGAGCTTTATTGGACGAATTGTATTGTGTTACTAATGACTCATTTCTTTTTACTGAAAATGACAGTGAGTGAGAATCTAATGCATTATATAAATTATTTCTATCTAACAGTATTATCAGCTGTATTTATAAAGTGTACTATTAAACAGCTTACTGGATTTGGTAGAAAAAATGTAATTATATTAAGATGGTACTATGTTTTAGTAGGACTGATTAGTTTGTTATTACAAGCAATATTAATGATTACTTCTGCAATCTTATCTATAAGAGTTCTTATGGTTAGTATAGGTATTTTATAAAAAGATAGTCAGTATGGGGTTATTCCCATACTGATTTCATTTTCATAATTTTGAAAACTTACTTATAATAAATTTTTTGACGATTAGGAGGAATAATGGGCTTACAAGAAATAATTGGTTATCCAAGAGGTGCAAATCTTACAATAATGAATGTATTCTACCAAAGACCAGCAAAGAATGAGGCTACTGGTAGATTTGATAGAGATTATGCTATTATAGTATTTAAAAATAATGATACTGGTAAAAAAGAATTTAGAATGTATTATGAGCCAGAATATACTTGGTATCTTTTAAAGAAAGAATACCAAACAAATTATAATCTTCACTTTATCGAAAGAGATAAAGTAGAACCTATAACTTGTAAGTATAAAGATATCAAAAAATCTATAGCAATAGAAACAGGCAATGAAGATCTTTATAAACAGAATATGTATTCTGGGAATTATAGAATGAATGATGCATTCTTTGCTCATCCTAGAGCATTTGCTGCAGATATGAATATTCTAAATTATATTCGTAGTGAATTTTCAGAGCTATATCAAAATCCAGTTTGTAATATAGACTTACTATTCTTCGATATTGAATCCGATATCATAAATGCATTGAATCCAGATGTAATCACTATTGGTGAGTGTCCAGTAAATGCTATTACAGCTTATTTTACAAAGACGAATACTTTATATAATTTCATATTAAGAAATCCAAATAATCCACAAATCAAAGAATTAGAAGATGGTATGAAATCTGACTTTAAGAAGTATATTAAAGAAGTTCAAGATTTCATTGAATATGATTTAGGTTCTAAAGAAAAGGTTACTAAATATAAGCTAGATAATGTAGGTTTATCGACAGGCTTCTTTGATACAGAAGAAGAAATGATAGTTTCATTCTTTAATTTAGTACATGAGCTATCTCCAGATATCTCTGCAGCATATAATATCGCATATGACTTACCATCATTAATTGCCAGATTAAAAGCAAAGAATATAGATCCTAGAGATATTATATGTGATCAAGATATGCCAGTAAAATTCTGTGAATACTTTGTAGATGAAAAGAATCAAAATGACCCTCAAGAACGTGGCGACTATTCATTCATATCTTCAAGAACTGTTTATCTAGACCAAATGGTATCATATGCATCTAGACGTAAAGGTCAAAAAGCTATTGACTCTTATGCATTAGACTTTGTTGGTGGATTAGAATGTGGTGTAAGAAAATTAGATTATCATGATATCACTACAGATATCGGTAAACTTCCTTATATTGATTTTCACACATTCTGGTTATATAACATTATTGACGTTGTTGTTCAGGCTTGTATCGAATCTCAAACAGAAGATTTCAAATATATGTTTAACAATGTAATTGAAATGAATACCCCATATCAAAAGATCTTTAGACAAACAAACTATCTATCTACTAAAGGTGCTGAATTCTATAAACACCATGAAGGTGTTATTATGGGTAATAACGTAAATAGATTCGGTAAGAAACCTACAGAGAAGTTTGCTGGTGCATTCGTAGCAGAAGCTACTAAGATTAGTAATAAGAACCGTGTTAAAGCAAATGATATCTTTATATCTAAATTCAATAATGGTAATGACTTTGACTACAAACGTCTATATCCATCTTTAATGCAAGAATTTAATATGGCTCCTAATACTCAAGTAGGTAAGATCTTTATTGATGATGCGCCATTTAAAGATCCATCTTATTTGAAACTAAGTACAGGTGGTACATTTACAGAAAACCTAGCATCATATAATTACGTTGAATTCTGCCATAGATGGGTTGGTCTTGGTAATGTGGAAGAATGCATGCAGGATATAACTGAATATGATCAAATCAAAAGTAATAAGAAATCAGTTATTGATATGATAAATCCTAATAGAGTAATAGGTATTCAAAGACCTATTCCAGATTGGGTTAAAAATAAAGTAGATGGTATTATTATGAGATTAGGAGAAAAATTATAATGATTAACGGACTATTCGAAGTCAATATAGATTCTACTAATCTCTATGCAGCATTAGAAGAATCAAAAAACCTAAAGTCTGAAATAACTATTATCCCAGCATGGTTATTACAATCTTCTCCAGATACTTCTATATGTGGTGTAAGTTTTAACTCTGTTGCTACTATAGGTTATTTTGAGAAGATAAAAGATAAGGTTCATATCCTTCCTAGAGATTTAGGATTGCATAATATCGCATTCTTATCCAAGGATTTGAATCCATTCTTTAAGTCTATTAAGGATAACAACTTAGAAACTGATAATTTCATTCTTGGATTGAAACCATATGATATCAATGGGCAGCCATTCATGGCGTGCCATTATATAAGAACTCAAACAAGGCATATAGTTCATAATGAAAGACAACCTCATACCAACAAGGTTATTACTACAGAACAAGATATATTTGCACAGATGAATACAATCCCTTCAGCAGAAGTTTTGAAGTATATAAACTATTATTCATTCTATGCTTATGATAATCAATGTAGAATTGTTTTAAAAGATTATGACTTAGATTCTGATGAAGAATTCCAAAATATAATGAATAACTTCAAAGCATCTGATGGTATATTCCCATTTACATTCAAAGATCGAGATGGTAATAGGAATTATGAATATCTAAGCTATGTAAATAAATCTATGCTTAATATTTCTAAGGGTGATATTATTACAATGGAGATTAAAGATAATCTAATCAATTCTAGTGCTAATAGATTCTTAGTGAAATATGATATCTATAAGAAGTCTAAGAAATGTAAGTTAACAGTAATCTTTATGGCATTGAAATTTTAGATACAAAATACCCCATAGCTATTACGGCTATGGGGAATATTTTAATGACAATATTTCATAAGTCTTTCATCTAAGCATTTCAAATATTCTGTCATAGCAACTAATTGTCTGCTAAGAACATTAAAATCCTCGTGTTCTTTATTTTCATCCAAGAACTTAGCCAATTTTTTGATACGTTCTTTCAGTTCAATTTGTTCATTTACCAATCTAATTTTCCAATCTTCCATTTCTATTACCTCCTAGGATACAATTCTAAATATGGAATTTATATTAAAGTCAGGCATTTAATATTTTGGTAAAGTCGTATATTTTGGTTGTATACTATATCAGTGAATATGCATTTATTATATTATATCAAAAGGAGAATAAAAATGCAAAATATTAAAACAGCTCTTAAAGACAAATATGTTATCGCTATGCTTTTGATTATCGTTGGTATGTTTGTAGGATACAAAGTATCTGAATACCAACAAGCACAAATGATCCAACACCAAAAGGTAGTGGAACAAGGTCAAAAAGCAAAGGCTTTAACTCAATGGAAACTCGACCATTATGGCGAGATTCCAGCGTATAAAGACTAGATCAATTCTAGTCTTTATTTTTTTTTCATTTAATAGCTTTTCCACATTAGGATAATAGAAAATATTCCGTAGAAAGGAAGTGTAAATATATGCCAATGGCAAATGAAATGACTAAGCTTCTTAATAAGATTGAAAGACGTTTAGGTACAAGTCAAATGAACTTACCAGATTATCTCTCTAAAGATGTATGGGCTAGAGATGTAATCTGTAATGAAACATTAGATACATTCTCAAGATATTTCCCTAATAAAGTTCCTTATACATTAGGACCTGAAAATCAAAAGGGAGATTATTGGTTAATAGATGAAACTATCTGTGAAAGCTTAACTATCTTAGGATGTGGTGATATTGACTGGCATGCATGGTCTGCTCACTATCCAGGTTTAACCTATGGTGGTGTAAATACATATGATATGATGACCAGTTCAGTTGATTTCGGAACATATGCAGATATTACCCAAATGGCTGACCATGTATCTGCTTTCTCAAATGGTATTTATGTAGAATGGATCCCACCTAATAAAATTAAATTAAATGTGGCTATCTCAGCATCCTTTATTACTAAATTCCAAAGGATTCCAATTTTTTTATTTGTAAAACATGCTGATAACCTTAAAACAATACCTCCTACTCAAATGGAAACATTTGAAAGATTAGCTACTGCTGATATTGCTACATTCTTATATGAACAATTAAAGATGTATGATAATCTAGAAACAGTATATGCAAATGTAGACTTAAAACTATCCTCCTTAGAAGAAAAGGCTAGAGATAGACAACAAGTAGTTGAAATGCTTGATAATACATTTGTATCTGCTGCTAATAGAAACCAACCTGCTATGATCACTATTAACTAAAAAAATAATAGGTTATTAAGTACAGAACTTATTTATAAAGATATATAGAAGAGATCGGTAAACACAAACTGATTATATACTAATGGAGGTATTTACCTTTATCCAATAGAATGGATATTTAAATTCATAATGATTGCTGCTACAATCATTCTTAGAATATCAATATGATCCATATAATATTATATCCTTTCTATCTCTTCTATTATATCTTTAAACTTAAAATCTTATGATCACAACGTATATAATCAAAAAAAAATATAAGAGAATGCGGTTATCGCATTCTCTTATTACTGTGTGAATTTGTATCGAAATAAGATGGTTGTTCATTACTAAGACTCATATCATACATATTATATCCAGGTACTGGTCTTGGTAAGAAGTTTACCATAGTACAAGCATATTGATAGATAGAGAATGTTCTAATAAAGTTAATAAGCTGTAATACTGTATTGAAGTTCATACTGGTTATATTCATCTCATTGTTTAAATACATATCTAAACAAGGTTGAAGATCTTCATTATATAACTTATGAATCCCTGGTGCAAATACTAAGAACTTATTATTGCTACATTCTATGGTTGTTGCTGGAGCTTCTTTTACATATAGCTTATTATTTCTAGATTCAAATATAGTTTCTGGTTCTAATATCATCTTCTCTAATTTTGGAAGAAGTGTTAATCTCATCAACTCTAATTGAGCCCCTCTTATAGTAACTGATTCTTTGTTTCCACCTTCAGTTTGTTTTATATTTTCAATAGTAAGAAATGCATCAAAAGTTCTATTGATTTTCTTTCTATTGATACCTTCATCATCGGTATATTTTACCTCACCATAATAATATTTTTTTCCTTTATTAGGATCCATAAATCCGCCAGTATATAATACTACATTCATTTTTAATATAGCATTCATACCTAAGAACATAATCTTATCCTGAATCTTATTATATAAGAGCACAACCTCTTTCATACGACGTTCTTCTGCTGGCAACATAAAAAATATCTCCTCAATAAATAAATCAAAAGTTAGAGCCTGACCTCTAGATTATTTAGAGGTCAGACTTCTTTTTGTTTTTAATCTTCTATATAATTGGAGATATTGATTCCTATCATTCCATCTTCATCAACTTTGATAGAATTATCATACTGAGGAGTTTGATAATTTGTATTAACCAAAGATGTTTGTTGAGTAGGAATAGGTTCAGACACTACTGGAGGGACTTCCTCATTCTTCTTGCCAATAAACTCAATTCTAGGAACTGGTTTTGCTTGTTCTGGAGGAATTTCCTTAGGATCTAATAATACTTTCGTATTATATAGATTCTTATATAGGTCTATAGCATTCTTAGGAGATAAGATATAAATCTTGTTATCTTCTGTAGCAATAAGAACTTCATTCGTTGCCTTACTATAAATACCAAATTTATCTGTATCCATATAGAATGGTTTGGATAAGATTAACTTATCCTTAGAATCCAACATATCTGGTACTAGATTTTCAAGACAGGAAATGATTCGCTTAATACGAAGCAGTACTTTATCATACTTATCTTTATCATCTGCTAAGAACTTAGACATAGATCTTTTATCTAGATATTTGAAGATATGTTGCTTATCCATATCATCCAACACATTATCTAGATAATCGCCGACATCACTAATATTGATATTTGCAATTACTTCAGCTTCATCGATCATTCTATAGAAGTTTTTATCTTCCATAGATGCTTTATACAATTTATAAGCTGCTTGCACGTTACCAGATGCTACAAATTCAGAAGATGCTCTAAGATCTATTGTAAATCCAAATGCTCCTTCCTCTCTATAAATGAGATTAATACCATCTTCAAAGTTAGAGAAGATTTTGACGAATTCATCAAACATTTCTGCATCAGATCTCAATGCTGTTATGCCATTATATTTCTCATTAGCAACTTTCATACTTGCTTGGATTTCACATTCTCTAATTATAGATAATAGGAAATCAGGATCTATAATAGATGCTACAAATAATGGCACAGGATCCAAGATAATTGCCTTACGGAAATACTTAGTATAGTTACGGAAGCAATGTTCGAAGTAAACTTCATCTACATTTGGATTGATATTATATAGACGACGTACTTCGATATTAGAAGTTAACCAGCTATCTTGTTTCCTTTTAACTACTGCCTTTCTAGTAACCTTATAACCATTTTCAATCAAAAGTTTAACTTCTGTTTCAGATGGTAATTTAAAAGAATGGATGTAATCCAAAAGATTACCAGTTTCTACTTCCCCAGCACCCCAAATACAAACTATACGCATTAGATCTAATAAGCTTGTAGGACCAAGTAGCATCATCTTATGCTTAGTCATTGGAATATCTAGAACATTAGTAGATTCTTTAGCTATCCATTCAATAGGCTTATTGAACTCAGGCCATTGCAAACCTGTAGGACACTTATCATATCCTAGATTATGAAAAAGCATAGAATTATATGCATGATCTGTTAATTGTTCATATCCATCTATGCCTTGCTCGTATTTTAATAAACGGTCATAAGAGGATATCCGTACTGGATATCCTCCTAGATTAATTGTAATAAATTCTTTCATATACTACTAACACCTTTCTTACTTATTCTTTAATTTCAGTATATTCATTCTTAATGGCATAAATAGGAGTCTTTGGAATTGCTGGTTGCGGTCCTAGATCAAGAGCTTTAATACGTCCATAATATAACCCACGACCAGTTCGGTCGATTACTCTCCATCTAGTAATACATTCATCAACTGTGGAGTCTCCACCTTTGATATATAGATTATCGTTATTTACTATAACAGCTTCTGTGACACTAGAATTTACAGCTCCTTTATAACCACCTATTGTAGCAAGTCTACCTGCAAACATATGAGCAATACCTTTTTGAATAGCAATGATTACTCTAGCATTATAAGACTCATCAGCCGCATAACCTGTTAAGCGATCAACCATGTCAATATTGAATAATGGGATATAAGATGGCCAATAATCTTGCAGACTATCTTTGTCATATGGTCTGAATAATACCACATGACGACTATTACCATCTTTTTCAGGTTTTGCTCTTAGAATCTTTCCATTGAAATCAGATGTCAATCTAAGATCAGATTCTCTAGCAACAAATAGCTCAATATTATCAAATGTTTCAGAATCAGGAATATCTACGAGAAATCCTTTATCACGATAATTATATCCAGATAGCATAATATTTGCAATGACGTATTTAATTTGCTCTTTAAACGCAACTATTTGTTCTCTAACCATGTCTACAAATTGTTCACTAATATTATCAGATAGAGCTGCAATAGTCATTTTGAAAGCAAGGAATGAATGCTCTACATCTCTTTTATGATAACCTTCAAATGTGCCATAATCGACTTCATTAATTGCGACTGCCTCATAAGGCTCTACTGCAATATTAGCAAAATATTCGTTATCTATAATATCGATTATTTCCTTATAAGCATTAGCAGCTCTATCATAATCATATCGTTTAGTTAGCTTAGTAATCCATACGAAATCATAACCGCAATCTGTTTGTGTATCAAATGCTTTTAGGATTTCATTAGTAATACCGCTTCTAATAACGTGATCATTCTCTACTAAATTAAAGAATCTTTCTTTATCTTCAATGCTATCACGTCGAATGATGTGAATCTTTTCAATTTCATAAGACTTATCCTTTAGAGAGCTAATAAAATAGCAATCATCAAATTCTTCTTCGGTAGGATTTTCTCTTACAAAGCTCCAATGATCATTATCATCAGCATCTTCATCCCTTAGGTTACAAGGTAAACCATAAGGTTCAGATAAAGAACCAATATAAACTTGATCAGATGGACCATAGTTCATGAATAGCATAGGAGTCAAGAATGGCAATTCCATAGCGACTACAAGATGGAAGTTCTTATATTCTATATGATCTTTTTGATCATTGTATTTATAGTCTAAGAATTCCATCAATTCTTTACCATATTTACCTAATCTTTCTTTTAGAGATTCCATAACAGCACCCATTTTCTTATTATAGGTTCTGGATGGATTTAATAAAGATTGAATATAGATTTTGCGACCTTCTTCAGATCTATAGATTTCCATTTCTTGGGAATCTATATCGTTGATTTTAAACATCGTAAAATGTTGTGAAGGGATAATACGATTATCACCTTTTGTCGTAATTCGATACAGATTTTCAGCTGAATATTCTTTAATAACGTAACCTTTTTCTGGAGCCATCCAGCCAATCATGTCTTTGAAAGATAATTGTGTGTAAATCATTTTTGTTTCTCCTTTTATCCATTAATAATATCAGCTACACGTTTCAAGCGGTTAGCTTTAGCAATTAAATTATTATAATCTGAAACAGCACCATTTCGAATTTCGATTGCTTGTTTTAATAGCTCTTCTAATTCTTCAATACCATTATCGATTTTTCTAAAGATGATTCGCTTAATATTCTCATCTTTTAAATCAGCTTTGATAGCCATTTCTCTAGTATGGCGATAACTAGCTAATTTCTCTTTAATATCGGCAATTTGATTATCTAACTTTTCGACGAAAAAGTTTCGATGAGTTTCACCGCTATTGATTAAATTTTGAATTCTTTCTTGGTTTGTTACGATTGCTTCCATTTTAAATTCCTCCTATAAACTAAAAAATATTAAAGACTTAAACAAAATAATTTTATGAAGATACAATCTCTTCATAATTATAGTATATAATTATACAAAAATTTGCAGAGAGGAAATTAATCCTCTCTGCTTTATTCTAATCTAAATGCAATGTCTTTATATTCAAGTGCAATGTATGTATGTGTCGTAGCATTATCATGTACTTTCTTAAATACCATTTTCATATTATATTTATTTCTAAGCACATTAATAACTTCTGTCTCTGATTCATTATCTGTTACTAAGCATTTTACAGCATCTAAAGCTATCTTAACTTCCTCTTTCATACTAGAGTTATAAGCATTTATAACTTTCTTAGCTATAATATCTGCAGTAACTTCAGCTTCTAAACCTGTTAACATATAAACCTCTTAAAACTGTAGAATATTTGTATGAGTTACACTCTTACTATCCATTTTACTAATACCAAGTTCTTCTAATGGGAAGTTTCTTAGATTGGATTGGATGATATCAGTATAGTTGATGAATGGAATTATCCAGTCTGGGATATCAATATTTGATGGAATTGCTATAGAAGTAATACCAGATTTGTAGTTAGGATCTTTTAATAACTCATTAGCTCTCATACAATGTTCTGGATAATCTTTTGCTATCTCATTTACATTCTTAGAAGTAAGATTAGTTTTGATAATCAATACACTATTACGTTCTTCTAGATTGATACCTTCTTCGGATCTATCTTTAATAGTATTATAAGCATAAGCAGCTTTAATACCTTGAACAGCCATTGGATTTTTATAGAAGTTCATAGACTTAATACGAGCAGGTTTGTGGAAGTCTTTACTCTTATTCTTTAGAGATTCATAAATCTCTTTTTCTAGAACAGTAAACTTCTTAACCAGATCTATTTGATCAATGAATGAATTTCTTAATACATCATACTCTAGAATTTGTTCCAATCTTCTAGCAGTAGATTCTGGAGTACCAACCTTACTCATTGGCATACCTTTAATATCCATTTGCTTATCTTCTGGAATTAGGTTACCTTCTTGAACTAATTGAAGAGTGGAATAGTTCTTTTTACCTTTTGTAAGTAATAAGGATTTAAATAAGAACTCATTCTTCATGATCAATAAGCAACTTCTATCTTCTGCATAAGTATTATAGTTTTCACTAAATAGAATCATGTAATCCAAGATAAGTTGGCTTACTACATAAGACATGATATCTACAATACTATATCTTAGAGAATCTTCTTCTATAACAACTAAAGGATATTTCTTTCTCTTAGCTTCTACAAGTTTATTATTATAGAAATCATAATCGTATTTAGGTTCGTTTTCTTTATATTGTAAAACAACTTTATCAGACTCTTCATCTATTTGAGCTTGAGTATATTTGATCTTCATAGGAATGCCAATAGTATATTTCAATACAAATCGATACCATTCATCTAGAGATATAATACAAGAATCTGTATCTGTAATCAATACAATATCACGTTGCATTTCATATACTCTTGGAAGTTTATCTATAAACATATGGCGATAATAGATATATTCGAATATTAGATCTTTGAATAATCTAAGTTCATAATCTATAGTTTCTGGAACTTTATTCGGATCAAGATATGGTTCTTCCATCTTAGTAAGCATTCTAAGAATTAGATTAATAACTCTTTGGTTCTCACAGAACTTATAAAGGTTATTCTTATAATATAAGATATTGATACATCTTTGATTTAAGTTACAGATGGTATTCCAAATGGCTTCTCTAGCTTCTTCTGATGGAATCCAATTCTTGGTACCACAAATTTCCATAATACGAATATAACATTCTTCTATTGTAATATTTCTATCTAATACATCACAATCATTGAACTTACTGAATCTTTCTTCCTTTTGATCATTTACAATATTCTCAATATATTGCAATACCTCAGTAAGAGATTCAAATCTCATATTATTCCCAAGCAATCCCTCAAACATTGTGATTGATGCGGAGATACATCCACGACCTTGTCCAGTTATCGCGGTACACAGATAAAGGTTGTAAAATATACTACTGTACTGACCAGAACAACCATACAATGCATTGGCGGATACTTTATAATTCAGCTGTTTAAGATTCCATGCATTAAACTGTTCAGATCCTTTAGGATACTTCTTCATTTCCTTTTTAGCTTCATCACGTTTATCTGCTAGATATTGAATGAAATTATAAAATGGATTCTTTACAGATCCATGCTTACCAAACAATACACCTTCTGTGGTCATTATAGCTTTACCACCTAAAAGGTCATTTGCTAATTTCATGAAGTCCATTTCTACTTCAGTCTTTGTATAATTATTATGTAATCTAGCTGTACCAGCTTTATATCGTTTTTGAATACTATAATCTATAGCTTCTAAGATCTCCATTCTAGTTAATTTAGGACACGTTCTTTCTAGAATATGGAGCATAGTTTCTTTATATTTTTGAATAGTTATACCAGTTGGTAATTGTTTATTTTGCATCTTATCCTCCTATTAAACCTGTAATAAGGTGTTTAATCTATACTACATTTTAATAGTATATAACTAGATTACCGTTTATTATTTCTTTGAGAAGAGGAACATATTGGTAAACTCCTGTGCGAGCACATATATCGCACACAATTCAGAGTTATAACTCAATTTTTATTTAAAATTTACTATCCTAGGAGGTAAAGAATTATGTTGTTCGATAAAAGCGAAGGATTCATGATGAATGAATCTCACGAACCTGTAGTTGAATCCCAAGGTGCTGGTATTGTTGATCAAGACGCATTATTGGAAAATATGTTGATTGACCAAATGAACCGTATGACTGACGAAGAATTCCAAGCATATACTGAATCCGCTGATTTCCAAAACTTAGTTGAAGCTGGCGTATTGGGTCGTCGTTCTGTAGTTAAAATGACTCGTAAAGATGACTTGAACCGTCGTATCCATTTGGCTTCTATCCAAATGGCTCGTGAACAAGGTGATGCTGACTGGGAAGCTCTTCGTAAAAACCGTGTTAACGAACGTCGTTTGTTGAAAAAGATCTACACTAAATACTCCAACCGTGTACGTCGTGATGCAATGCAATCCCAAAAACGTCTTATCAAATTGACTCCAGACGCTTTCAACTTCAATAAAATTGGTCGTTAATCTTTAACGATTTTCATCTCCAAATTAACTTTAAAAATATCTAATAGACTACGGATTTATTTCCGTAGTCTCCCTTTTTGTCTCAATATTTATTTTGAATATACACTATAAAAGTGGTAGTAGATTTGTACAATCTCCTCTACAACCTTATAAGGTTAAAAAGTGATAAATTTAAGGAGGACAAAATGCAAGAACAATCCGTTAGTAATCTTACCAATTATTATATCTATGCAGAATTGGTAAAACAAGGGAAGATGAAAGTTGATACTCGTGTCATAACGAAGGACAACTGGGATCACCACTTTAATGGTGTAATGAATATTTTGAGAGACGGCATAGAAACAGAAAAAGCACAAAATTATTTTATAGAGCCATTTTTTGAAGGCAATCAAAACCTATCGGTCGAACTGAACATCATGGATTATTTATTGAATCTCATGATGTGGTTCCCGATAGTGTATATTGAAAAGGGTATCGAACCACGTCATTTATTTTTTGAAAAGTTTACTACAGCAGACGCTATCAAAGCATATATTGATAAAAATATAATCGATCCTAATAAGATCTATATCGAAAACAAAGCATTGAACAATGCTATTGCTGATACAGTGTTCCATTTCTCTTATATTGATGAATTTTCTTTGTTCTTAGCAAATACATTGAACTTAGAAGATGATATTGATATCATGCAAAAGAGTCAAGAATACTTTAACTTACTTCATGCAGATCTTAGCAACGTTCCTATTGGTGAAGTAAAAGATAAAGGTATGGAATTAGTTCATGATGCTATTGATAACTACATCATGAGATCTAATGAAATTGTTGGATACGATCACTGTCTTAAATATGCATTTGGTGCTCAGGAGGGTATTAATATTAGGCAGTATAAAGAAAACAATATTAATATCGGTACTAAACCAGATGGTCAAGGTTCTATCTATCATGATATTATTAATAGATCATATATCAATGGTGGTTTAAATACTCTAGTAGCTCAATATATTGATAATGGTGCATCTCGTGTAGCACAAATTATCTCTAAGAAAAACGTAGGGGAATCTGGTGGTTTCTCTCGTATCCTTGGTTTAAATAGTATGGATACACATCTCCATCCAGATCCTGTTTATGATTGTGGGACTAAAAACTTTGTCCATATTACCGTTAAAAGTCCTAAGCATCTTAAAATGCTTACAGATAGATACTATAGATTCGAACGCTATGGTATTGAATTAAAGATAAGAAAAGAAGATAAACACTTAATAGGTCAACAAATTTGGTTAAGAAGTCCTATTACTTGTAAATCTCATGCAGAAGGTCATGGGGTTTGTTATAAATGTTACGGTGATTTAGCATATACAAATAGAGATATTTCTATTGGTCGTATTGCTACAGAAATCATTACTGCACAATATACTCAAAAACGGTTATCTGCAAAACATTTGCTAGAAACAGTTATTAAGATTATTAAATGGATTCCTCAATTTAATGACTTCTTTGAAGTTATTAACGTAAATGAGATTTCCTTAAAAGAAGATATCTTCAAGAATAAGCAAATGTCTGGTTGGAAATTAAGAATCAAGACACAAGATATTCAATTAGAGAATGATGATGAGTTCTTCAAACATAGAACCTTCTCTGATGATATGCATGCATCTGAAGATGAAGGACCTTTCATCGATCAGTTTATTAATAGCTTTGAAATCATCACTCCTGATGATGAAGTGTTTGTTAGAATCACCGCAGTTGCAGAAGATGGATCTCCTATTGATGAGAAGTTGTATATCTCTAATAAACTAGCTAGTATGATTTCCAAAGCAATAGAAGATGAGGATATTGTAATTGATAATGTAGATATTGATATTCCTTTGAATGAATTACAAGATACAGAGTTGTTCTTATTAAAGATTCAAAATAATGATTTGGGTAAGTCTCTTGATATCTTTACAGATACTATTAATAAGAAGGCTGTTACTAAATCTTATGATAAAGATACAATTGTAGAAGCATTACAAGATGCAGCTATCCAAGGTAGTGTAAAATGTCAATCTATACACTTAGAAACCATTATGGCTGCTCAGATTTGTGCGGATACGAGCAGATTAGAGATGCCTGATTGGTCAAATCCCGACGCTAAGTATGAGATCTTAACCCTCAATGAGGCATTGACTGATAATAAGTCTGTAATAGTATCTTTAGATTATCAAAAGCTTGCTAAGGCATTATACTATCCATTGAATAAGAAAAAGAATGCTCCTAGTATTCTTGATCCATTCTTCATGGATAAACCTAAGAAGTTCCTCAATGCTCAACATGAAGTATGGGCTGAGGTTAACAAACCTAAGATTAAGAAAGGTGAATGTCCTGTAGCATTTAATCATGATCATAAAGGCAAGAAAGCTCCTAGAGATGTAAAAGCATTCCTGGCCCCATTCAGAAATGAAGAAAAGACTGAATTGGACTAAATATATGGTAAAATAACTGTGATACCAAATAATGGGGGTAGGGATTAAGTTCCCTACCCCTATTCTTTTTTGTAAAACTCCGTTATTTCAGTTGTATACTATAGTAGTGAATAGAACCAGTGAGAGTCTATTCATATATTTATTTGCCGTATTAAAATGAAAGGAAGGCAATCTCATGAAAATCAATATCCAATTTAGCGAAAAAGAATCTTTAGCATTAGCAAACTTGTTACACAAATTCGACTTTGAAGGCAATATGCGAAAAGTTGACTTAACAAAGAAATACCGCGAAGGTAACAGTGCAGGCCACTTAGAATATAGTGGTCTTTGCAAAGCTAATGGAAAAACTGTTGTTGATTTTGAAAGCCACGAAAAGTTAACTTTGGCCGCTGCTAATGTATATGAAAAGTATGCATGCACTGTCAACAGCATTTTCTGCACTTTAAAAGGGTTGGTATTAAATGTGAAATCTTTAGTAAAGAATTTCAACATTGATTACAAAACTTCTTTAAATTCTGCATTTAAAGAAATCGAAGATGAAGCAAAAGCTGAAAAGATTCGTAAAGAAGCTAAAGCTAAAGCAGAAGCTGATTTCAAAAAGAAATTTGCTAGAATCAGACACATTGAAAAAGAAGACAATGACGATGATGATGAGTTATACTAATACAAATCGTTAGTCAGTCTTCGGAAAATAAAGGTGGATCAATTCCTGGCGGTTAATATCCGCCTTTATTTTTTTTGTTTTTAAGTATATTTTCTGGGTTACTACGCATAAAAAGGACTCTAGCCAGATAATCTGACTAGAGCCTGAAGTGGTATTATTTTTTATATTAAGTTAAGTATTCGATTGAAAGTATTTAGAATTAATCTTAGGTATTATAATGAAAAAGTTCTTCTGTATCCACAAAAGTGTTGCCAATTATGGATGGTCCCTTAGAGTAAACAAGAAACTCTTTAAGGAGGTATTTTACTTTTAAGGAGAGTAATAGTTAAAAGTAAGTAAATTAACAAAGGCTTTATTAAACAAAGAAAAGAATAATACCACCTCACCTAAATGTCAAGATAATTTCAGCTATAATTATATACTATAATTATGAAGTATTATATATTATTAATTTTAAGGAGGAAAATAAAATGTTTGTATGTAATATTTTAGATTCTAGACGAATACTAGATTGTAATAATGATCTATATCTAAATGCAGATCAAATGGCATCGTATTTGCAGAATCAGATGTTATCATTTGCTTTTAAAGCTGATAGTTTTAAAAGAGATGGAGGATTGATCGATGAATATGACTTCATTGATACAATGGTAACCAAAGTAGCCAATTATCTTGGTCAGATTTTATTTGATGGGTTGCATTCATTTGGAATTG